GGACATTTGAACTCGTCGAAAATCCAACGCCATATCGCCCTCCAAAGAAGTGCTATAGGCATTACCTTGTCCGGCGAAGCGTCGGAAAAAAGCATTTCATTTGGAGTTTTGTTTTTATGAGACATAACTATTGTTTCATTGCCGCTTGGCCTTCACTAACGTCTTTGTGCGCTCCGGCCAGATTCTTGCCAATCTTAGATTTCTCCTCGGCAATTTTAAGTTGCATCATCTGTTGTTGCATCTGCTGGTCAGCCTGTCTACGTTTATCCATATCACTTTGCTCGGCGACATTATCAGGATTAACGCCAAGAAGGTCGGCAGAACTTCTGCCAATCTTGTCAATATTAAGAATGTACTTAGCGTCGGAGAATCCACCTTCGATAAGGCCGGTAATGTATGTCGTCCAAGCATTTAAGCCGTTCATCTCCGCCGACCTTTGGGCTTTTGCAAGTGGAGAAAGATAAACAATACTCATATCCAAATTCTTCAATTCTTTTGGAGCGGGTGGGAACATCAACTGTCTTTCAAGAATTGCTCTCGTCCTAAAAAGAATCGGAGTAATTCCCTCATCAAGAACGTGCCCAATGTAAGGAGAAATAAGGTTGAGGGCTTCTGCAAGTCTTTGTTGAACTTCTGGTATCGTCATCTGCTTCGTGACGTTCATAAGGTTCTCAAAGAGATTGACAAAAAGCCCCGCGTCTATAAGGTCTTGTTCTAATTTCATAACATCGGCGGTGATAGGAATGTTGCCTTTATTTTCCATCTGCGCGAACTGCTCAAGTTTAAATTTGCTGGCATCGTAATAATTCATCGCGGCGGGATTAAGGTTTAGAGGTGCAATCCAAAATTTATACGGGGAGGCATACGCGGGGTCGGCTTGTTTCATAGAGACACGAATGAGAGTACGCTTCTGGGCGTTAGCCAGCTTAATCGAACCAAGAACATTCATGGTCGGGCTATAAGCGTAAGGACTTCCATCCATCGTGTCCTTCCACCAACGGGCAGTAGCATAGGGGTCTTCAACGAATCCGCTCTCTTCAAATAAAAACTCATCATCAATTCCAATCCAAACGGAGAAATATTCCATATTGGAATTATCCATCATTGCCACATTGCGCATATACCGAGGGGCAACGTAATGAAGCAGGTCAAATTCTTTATAATAGTCCCCGTCCTTTAAAGCGGTCTTAATAGAATCCGGTAATCTATCGCCCCACCTCTCCATACATTGAACGGCGGTAAATCGAAAAGGTCTGTAGGTCTCGTTGACATAACCTTCATCATCCTCGACAAGAACGGCGGACTCAATAGGTATTGGCGTATAGCGAACTTTCTTTTTAGCACTTGATTCTGTGAGTATCGTGGAAACTCCACCGACAAGAAGGTTCGGGTAGAACTCCATCATGCTACGATTGAAGTTAGAACCATTCATTACATCATACTGAATATCATCGCACTCCCTAAAATATTTTTGCGCGCGTCCTGTTTGCATATACTTGTCTTCAATCAATCCTGATTGCCACCAACGGGTTGATGGGTTTGTAAGATTGGAGTGGAAACCTGCGGATGATTTCATTACGGCGAGAGTCGCGCGCGAGTCATAGAGAAAGTTTAAATTTAATTCCTGTGCTTCTTTTTTTATTGTAGAAATCCAGGCTTTACGGGGTAAAGCAAAGTTGTAACAATCTTGCCAATAACTGCGCCAAGTTCCAATTTTATCATATTGCCATTTGTAGTTGCCAATAGCTTTCTTGACCATTTCTTGACTAAACATTTTTAGCTTTCTTGGTCTTATTGTGACAATCAAAACAAAGAGTAAGACCATTGTCAATTGGTGATATACGACTCATCAACGTCCTCTCCTCGAAGCCACTCTCATGGCACGAGATGAAGCTCTATTCGCTACTGAAATATTATGTGCATATTCAGGCGGTACGGCTGGCCCGTGCGCCGCGTGCGGCGCGGTTGTTTTGTTTTTAGTGGAAATTCTAAATTGTGCTTTAGCGTGGGATTTTCCAGAAATATGTGATTTCATTAATTTGTCCCCACTAATGAGATTGAGCTTATATCAGAACCTAAAATGATTCCACTACCGGCTGTTACATTTGTTCCGCCCCCAGCGGCCAATGCTGACCTCCGTTGTGCCGTCTGTGCTTCTGTGGCAGTTTGTTGAGCTGTTGCTGTGCTTGGGGCGGTAGGTTGGCCTGGAACAGAGGGGGTACTTGTCATAGCTGAAATTCCTTCTGCAAGACCGAATCCTGCTAAACCAACAACTCCTGCACCAACTAATTCTGTGCCTATTAAACCCGCTGCCCCCGCTAAGCTGGCTCCTAATACAGCCGCGCCTACTTCTGTGGCAATGGTGGCTACTGTCGCAACAATGGCTTCAACAATTCCAAACATATTAAGCCCCCTTCAATTCAAATCCGTCTTTCCATCCTAAAGATATTCCTTCATTGATAATCTGACATATAGGAACGGGATAAGCACGACCATCTCGACATAACATGAATACAGGTCGAGTACATAAATGATAATCCAAATTTTCAACTGTCGGCGCAGAACTTAAAGACACATTCATCCCGTTATCCATTTTTAAATATTGACAATAAATATTCGACGATTCTATATCTCGTGATTCTATTGGCATTAAATCAGAGAACTTCTCAAAGAACGCTTTGTATAAATCCGAACTAAACAAATTTGTCTTATCATCCTTATTCGCCCAATTCTTAAACATTGTGCGAATCCTCAACATGGTATAACAATGTTTCGTCTGGTCATAAAATTTTCTTATATAATCCAATTCGTCTAATGATTGAATTGAGAACATTACACAAAAGGCTTTAAGTTTCCACTTCTCAATATTCTCTAATGCCTTAACTTTCTTTTGCTTAATTTCCTCCGAATAGTTCTTAGGATGTTGAAAGCTAAGAGCAAATTTGTATGTCTTCCCTTGAATAAAATCAGAAGACATTGTTTCGTCAAAGAACTTGTCATCGGCGAGGTTAATCATATTGGTAATAGAACCCACCGACCACCCTAATCCTACTAATCGTTTTACAAAAGCGAAGTAGTCGGGACGCTCTGTCGGCTCCCCACCAGACAATAACAAATTAAACTTGCCCTTGTATTGCTTTAATACATTATTGTAATACTCCGCGTCGTGCATTGGCTCAACGCCCATAGGGTAATAACACCACTCACATTTCATATTGCATTGATTATGCGCATGGATAATTATTGAATTGTTTTTATCAAGCGTCCCTAATTCGTAGAACCTTGCAAAATGCTGGATATCCTTCTCAACTATGGCTGTAGAAAGGCCGTGAACATCGCACACCTTATTCATCACAACCATGCCGTTCTGAAAAGTTATTTCAGCCGGAATCTTCTTATAACAAAGAGCGCACAACGATAAAGTCTTTATGGCCATCATAATTTTTTTATAATCTTATCGCCAAATCTGTTAATCGCCTTCTGCTCTTTATACCACTTCCCCAACTGCTCCTTCGCAGAATCTATCATACACATAACATACGCTTCATTACGCAAATCCTTCATAAGATGGCTCTGTACGTCCTGAATGATATTTCCTTTTGCGTCTTTGTATTGTATTATTGAAAGTATAACAAAATCTTTTGGTGGGTTAAGGGGGTCGATGTGTTGAGCTGTTGCGAGTTTTCCATTATCTCCTGACATAGAACTCCTTAATTGGCAAGGTCGGTTATAGCAAATTCCTGAAACTTTTTTCTGCTTGGTGTTACGCCTGGTACTATAATATCGTCTGCTTCAAAAAAATCTTCTTCATTGCAATAATACATCGCCATGGCCAATGCGTCAACTTTATTCGGACTTTTTATTCCCTTAGCTCTCATGTCGTCTTTGGAGACAATGTATTTAGTGGACTCCCCCCGATAGTAATATCGGACAGACATCAGCTCTTCATGCAAATAAATATCCGGCAATATCTGTAGCCAGTCCTTACTTATATATTCCTCAAGTTTAAAAAGGGACTCCGCCTTTTTGTTTGGATAAATAGATTCGCCGTTAGGTTTCTCATTTGCGATGAATCCATAAACGTTAAATTTATTAGAGTCTTCAAGATAATCTTTGCAGCCGCCCCCAACTCCGATATCGTCTATGGCTAATGTTTCAAACGGAAAAGTATTATGGATATCCTTTACCCATCCCACTATTTGCGGAGCACTCCATCCAATTTTCTCTTCCATGAAAACCATTCGCCATTTCTTTACTCCCACTTGCGCTAAAATCACAAGACAAGTTTTATCATCGCCATAACGAGCAACGTCCAAACCCGCCGCAAACCTCGCCATATTGGGTACTGCATAATTTAATTGAGAACTTCGAGTTAAGTCGCTACTATGGAAAACGGTATCATCAGCAAGGTCTTCGTCAAAGCTATTCATCACCATTCTGCGATAATGTCTTGGAGAATCTATCTCTCTTGCTTTCTGGTCTTCAATGAATTTAGAAGGGAGATTACGGGCATTGTCAAAGGTGGTTGCTGTAATAAGTTCAAAATCATCCGATGAAGGATTATTCACCCACATACGGTAACACCAATTTCTACCATTAGAATTACTTATCAATGCAAATTGTTGATACGGCCCCGCCTTACCACGCAACCTATCTCGAAGAAAATTAAATTGCGTATCGTCGTCAAATTCCTCGCTTTGCTCCATACCTATCCAGTCGCAGTTAATATTCTTGAGTACTTCTATTTCTGCCCCATGACGGAACATTATTCGACTTCCATTCTCAAATTTTACTTCTTTATGAACGTCTGTTGTTAATCCAAAATATTTAGTAAAATCAGCGAGGGTACTATCATGCATATCCGTAAAAGTTTTACGAACAATCAAAGCAACTGCTCCTGGATATTGTTGACAAAATCGAACACACTTTAAAAGAAGACAATAAGTTTTCCCTGTTCCAATACCTCCAATAAAGTGAGGAAATCTTTTCTCAGAAGTAATAAATTTAGCTTGAGCGGGTATTAACTCAATTTCAACAGGTTTATGCGTATCTGCCATTTTCGTCTCTATCCCTAACAAAAGATATTGGTCTTCTGTTATTAGCTTGTTCCACAGGAGTAGCCCATCGACAATTTCCTAATTCATATCCTTTGTCATTCTCAATTCGGTCAAGAGAAGTTCCTTTCGGCCTATCTCCCATATCTTCATAAAAATTCTCAAATGATTTCCATCGCTCACAGACAGTAATTCCCCTACCACCAATCATTGAACACCAACTATGATATACGGGGGTTCCATGCATACCGTGCGTTGCAGATTCTTTATTTTTCTTAATTACAGATTGCTTTTGTAAACATCCACAAGATTTTGTTCTCCCAGCTAATTGACTTAACCTCACTATGCTACTATTACCACAATCACACCTACACAAAAACCTTCTTATGTAAGCCGTTTTATTTGGATACTTATAAACTATCTCTTCAAGTTCATCCACAATAGTTAGTTTATTAAATTTATGTCCAATAAGATTTGCCCTATGAATCATTTTTGTCATACCCATTTTATATCAACCTTTCGCCTGTAGGTAAAACAATTATTATAGACGGAATCTTTTGCGCCCCTTGTTCGGCCTTCTTCGCCCCCAGCAAATCTATCGCTGCCGCCACAAACTTCGCCCGCTCACTATTCGCCGGACATATCGGCTCCCCAGTCTCCGCATTGCACACCATGGCCATCAAACCCTTCGCCACTGTCTCACAAAGCTGTTCATAAGTAAGCCCCGCCTTCCTACGTATTTCCGCCCGCTCTATCTCTTCATCCCGCGCCTTCCCCTCTACCTTCGGACATAAAACATCCACCCCTCCCGCTCTCTCAAATTTCGTCTTCTCTTGGATTACCAACTTGGTAGGAATTACTTCTGCGGTTTTACTAACAATCCTTTTTTCCTTCTTCTTCCAGGCCATAAATTTAATCTACTACTAACAGTGTCTTTGTCAAGGAAAATTAAGAATGATTTATTTTAGGAGTCCCTTTATGATAATAGTAGTTACATATATATCGAGCAGGCCCCCCCCGTTTTGCCTGACGTGGGTAGCAAAAAGAATGCTTATCCGACGGGGCGGGGGGGGGTCTATCAGTTGTATAGATGGTGTTGTGTTTATGAAGTAGTGCCCAGGTGTTTTATATGATGTAGAATACCTACCTCTCCACTATTTATAATCAGCGACGGAGATATTATCATTATAAGATTTTGGGACTAAAAAGGGACAATAGGCAATGATTCGTCAAGAGTTCTACTATATATAGATAGAGAATATCATATAAGAAGCCGACGTTAACACCTCGAATTATTTGGGTGTTGTTAAAATAAACCTTCAGAACAAAGGACTTATGTATTTATAACCACTGAAATATAATATTCTATTTCATTTCATTCATTATTATATATATGCGTAGGTGATTATATAAAAGTCTTTA